GCCTTGCGCCCCCTTTTGTTTACTTTTGGTTGACAGCCATTTTTATAATGTTAAATGCTTTTTTATTTTGATTTGCTAATCTTGAGGCTTCTTTTTTAGACATTCCTGCCGAAATTAATCTTGAAGCATCGTGTGCAGCACCAAAAGTGTTTCCAACCGCAGACGAAACAGCCAAACCTCCTGCTGCTCTTGCCATGCCAGTGGCGGGAAGAGAAGGTTCTACGTTAAAGTTTTGAAGGAGTGCTTGCCTAAACTGTACTAACGCTCTCGGATCATCACTGAAAGATAGCCCTCTTGCTTTCAAAGTCTTATCTAAAGCAGATAGATCGGCTATCAACTCCACAGAAGAAGCAGAATCATTTGATAACGTCTTCATAGCCTCCCCAACAACAGCAGAAACTTTAGCATCTTCCCACTTTTGCCCCTTCTTAACATATTTTTTAAAAGGCTGTTCTGCTTGTATTATTTCACTCAGCTCTAAGTTTACAGCCCCATATCTATCAATCTCAGACAGTTTTGAATTAATTTTTGCTCTCATGTCGGTAACAGCCCTTAGGGTTGTAGGTAACATTCCTGATTCTGATAGCTTAGCGGCATCTATAAACTCATCTAAGTTTTTCTTTAACTTGTGAGCGTTTTTTAAATCAGTTCTTCCTAAACTTGTTTTCATATCAAAAAGTTTATAAGCATCTTCTATAGTGTTTCTTGCAGAGGCCATCGTTTTCGTATCAAAAGATGTACCTTTGTACCAGTCTTTAGGCAAACCTATAGATCCTGCTCTGATTCTGGGAACAACACCCTCTTCTCTCAATATCGTATTTAATTGAGAAAGAGAATCAGTAACATCTACAGGTGTTTTTCCTACAGGCCCTTTAACTATTTCTTCTAGCCTAGATCCTAGAGATTTTCTTTTAGTTTGTAAAACTTGAAGCCTGTTAGTTACAGAATCTCCTATAGCTTTCGTAGTTTTATTAGACATAGCTAAAATGTCATTACCCTTTCCCTCTTCAAAAGCTTTAACCATTTGAGACATTTGTCTTTTAGTGGCAGGGCTACTATTAGTAATAACCGCAGCATCATTTCTTCTTACGCCGTTTTCAACAAGCTTTTGACCAGCTTTGTCTGCTACTAACTGGCCTTTCTTGTTTAATTTAACTTCAGCAACAGACCCATTGTATTTTAATTCCGGATCTAAAAGTGCCTCTTTCTGGGCCTTTCTTAAATCAGCGTCTTTTATCTTTTGTACGCCTTTAAAGCCTTTAAAACCTGCTAACTCTAAAGCAGCAGTCGGTAAAGAATAAGCGGCTGCGGCTAATGCTGGAGAACCTGTCCACTCATAAACAGTGTCTCCTGCGGCAGAGCTAACTGTTTCTAAACCCTCTCCTATCGGAGCTAAAGTTTCTCCGACAGCTTTTAAAGCCGACTGCGAACCGGCAGTTTCAGGAGTATACGTCAAAGCTTCTTGAGCCGATTCAACAGCTTGATAAGCTCTTTCAACATCCCCTCCAGTACCTGCCAATGTAGCGAGTCCATATAAACCGGACAAAGGTTCTGCAACTATTGTTGATCCTATTGAACCTACTGTTCGGGCAAAGTCCCCAAAAACACTTCCTTCTGGTACGGCAGAAGTTTCAGATTCTTCAGTAGAACCTTGTTGTTCTTCTATTTGCTTTGCGTGAAGAGACTCTAGTCTTTCCTTTAACGCTTCGTCAGTCACAAGCCCAGCAGTGGCGTTACTAGAAGCATCAGGCGTTTTAGGAGCGGAACTAAGTCTATTAAGACGCTCTATTAATTGCGGGTCAGTTACGACAGCCATTCTATTTCTCCTGTTACTTTCTTTATTTAACGCCTAAGCCGCCTTGTAGTCCAGCTTGTTTAGCTCTTTCGTTAAGATCAATGAACTCGTTATTTGTTTTATAATAAAGAATATCAGTTTCGGGATCTCTAAAGTAGTTGCTACCTATGGGTTCTTGTCCAAGCAAAGCTCTTTTGAAATCTTCATAAGATTTTTTCACAGTTTTTAACTGTTCCTCAAAGTTTCTGGATTCGGGAGAGAGAGCCGATACAGAAGATTTAAGAAGATCTAATTCTATATTGGAAACTTGACCTAAAGCACCCCCTGTTTTAGACTGATCCCTCATTTTCTGTAAACGATCAAAAGCAAGGTTTGATTGTAAACTGGTTACGTAAGTTTTAAGTTCGTTTGCTGATGTTAAAGGAACAAACTGAGCAAGAGGATATGTTCCAGCCCAATACTCCTCAGTAATCCCTAAAGCTTTATCAGCAGTAGCTAATGTATTGTCTACAGCTTGTATAGCGGATACGAGTTTATCTTGTTCTTCTTCATCCATTTCTGTAGTGATAGTTAATAAATCTTCACGTTTTCCTGTTTTAACATATTTACCTATAGATTCTTCAGTGAATAAACCCTTTAATTGGTTTAAAGGCAGCAGCTCAACGGCTTTTTCAGGACTTATAAACTCTTGAGTACGTTTATTAAACGCTTTATTACCTATAACAACAATATCCTGTCTAGGATCTCCTGAAGGAGCTAAAGTCTCATAAATACCCACTGCTTCATCAGTAGGAATGTTGTAAGTATTTGCAATTTTAAAAAAACCGTCTCTTGCTTCGGGTGTTGTCAAATCTATCCCTTTAGCAGTAGAAAATCTAGTTAAAGCTTGTTTACCTTTTTCTTGAATAGCAGTTTTTTCTTCTAAAGATAAGTTTTTAATTCTTTCCTGCTCAATAGCTTTAAGTTCTCCTATTTTGCCAAGAGCTTCCATCTGAGCCTGAGGTCTAAGCGTAGGAAGTTGAGCTTCCAACAAAGCAATCATACGGCCTTCTGGAGAAGCAAACTGCCCCTTACCGGCTTCAGCCATCGCTGCTTGAGCACGTTCTTCCCCAGTCTGCATGTAACTTGTGTCTACCCCTAAGTTACTAAACAAACTACCTACTCTACGAGCCAATGGGTCTGTAGTTCCCATTTGCTGGTACTGGGGAGCTGCTTCAGCTAAGCGTCTTCTGGGCTCATTGGGGTCCATCCGACCAAAATCAGAAATCCCTCTTAAAAATCCTTGTGAAAATTTAGCCATTTTAACCTATCCCCAGTAATTTTTTGATAAATTCAGGTAAATCATTTAAACCACCGCCTTCCTTCTGTGCGGCTCCTATCAAAGAACTAAACAAACCACCGCCGCCTACACCACCACCAATAACTTGACCGGCAGAACCTAAGGCTTGTCCTAACAAACCAGCCCTTAGCTTTTGAGCCTCTAAGTTAGCCTCAAGTCCAGAAGCAGCCGACTCTGCTTTCTCCATAGCAGCTTGTCTACGCGCTGTGTCAGCAATGGACGCTATGTTAGTACCTACCTGTAGCTGATTCAATAGTTGTGCTTCAGGTGCATAACCAGTCTGCATCAGAGCCTGTAAGTTAGCAATGTCCCCTGCCTGTAGCTGTGAAGGTAAGCCAGCGGCTGTTCTGGATAAGTCAAACATACCCCCAGCAAGACCTAACTGACCTTGTTGTAAAGCCTGTTGTGCCCCAGCAGCCCCTATGTCTGCCTGTTGTAAGCCCAACAACTGCTGTAGTCTCTGTGCCTCTAAACCTGCCCCAGCTTGACTACCAGCTAATCCTAACTGGCTCAAGCCCAGACCTCTCTGAAGAGCTTCTGATTCTAAACCGGAAGAAGCTTGACGTAGCTGACTGGACAAACCAGCGGCTTGTGCTGCCCTACCTAAACCTTCGCTCTCAAGACGAGATTCAATCTGCTCTGCTGATAAGCCTAACTGAGACAACTGTGAAGCTCTGTCCTGTGCTGCTGATTGTAACTGTGAAGAAGTACCCGCAAGCTGTCCAGCCTGTCCTGACAAGCTTAAGGCTCTCTGTAGGGCCTGTTGCTCTTCAGTACCTGCCTGTTGCATAGCCATCAAAGCTGCTTGATTCTGAGCTTCTGACTGAGCCTTAGCCAGTGCAAGCTGTTCAGGAGTGCTACCGAATTGTGCTGAAGCAACGCCTAAACGCCCTTGAGCAGCCAAACGGTTTTCTAACGCTAATCGTTGTCTTTCTTCTTCAGGAGACTGAGCAGCCCTAATTCTTTCGTAGACTTCTTGTTCTCTTGCTCCTCTAGGTTGCATTAAGCCACCTGCGGCTTGTCCTGCAAGACCTGCATATTGTGATCTCAGAGCTTCTATGTCTGCTGGAGCAGCCCCGCCTAACCCTTGCTGACCTAAAGCTAAGGCTCTTGACCCTAATTGTCCTATTTGCTGTGAAGGTTGTGCTCCCAGCATACCGGAAACATCACCACCGAATAACTGAGCCAGTTGATTAAGTTCTGGAGAAGCCCCAGCCCCTGAAATCCTTTGCTGACCACCAGTCAAAGCTTGCTGAGTAAGACCTTCAAGCCCTGTAGGAGCACCCATACCAGCCAGTTGCTGACTAAATAACGTACCTACTCCTGCTCTTTGCAGAGCCATGGGTAAGTCTTGTTGTCCTGCCCCCGCTAAAGCTGTAGTTGCCCCCGTTAAAGCTGAAGTACCAAAGGGGTCATAAGTTCCAGTTCTAGTAGTAGCTTGAGGTAGTAGACCCGCAGCCCCTGTCTCTAAACCTGTGGCTAAAGCTTGCTGCTCTGGGGATAAACCTAAAGTAGTACCACCTTCGGCAGTAGTTGTTGCTGTGCCTGTTCCTGAAGTTACCGTAAAAGGTTTAAACGCCATTTCAGTGGCAGCGGTTTGACCTATACCTGCCATCCCAGTTTCAGCAGTTGACCCAAAAGCTTTAAGCTCGTCGGAGAGGTTTTTATACTGGCTTATGTCAAACCCTAAGCCCAATAAATCATCTATAAGAGCCATTAGTAAGTACCTCCAGTAATTAATCCAGCAGTCAACGTACCACTAACAGTTAGTGTTGGTATTGTAACTGTGCCTGTAAAAGTTGGGTTAGC